CCGTGTTGGTGTCGTGATGCTTTGTCAATGTACTTGAGAACCCGTGACGCTGTGTCTGTTCTCTTACTATCTAGTGTATACCATTACGTTCTAGTGTCAAGCAGTACCATGTGTATATCTGTGTATAACTGTAGTACATAACCACAAACGGCTCAAAATAAGGGTCTTTGGTGTGTCTTGACTATGTCGCGTGATGTGTTGTAACTGTTGTGGGGTCATGAGGGGTGACCATGTCCCACTCACGTCCCTGACTCGGAATAGTACAAGAGCGTACTCAAGAGCATGAGGGGTTGTGGTGTGGGGTGTCGGCTCCTCTCTCTTTTCCCCTCTCTCACACTCACAAGCCCCACATTGTCCAGTTATTGACATAATATCTAGTGAATGGTCAAGGTCTAGTGCTGTTCTGTAGCCGTACGGGTCAAGCCTACCTTGTTTTGAACCCCTAGCAACCAAACCAAGCCTTGACAATTCAAAAACCTGATTGGGTGGTGGGTGTTTTCCACACAGGAAATTAAAAAATGTGGGGGACACCCCATACAACCTGGAGTATTTCCAGTCTAAAATACTTGCTATTGACAAGTTCTAGTCCTGTTCTGTAATCCTTAATGTTTTGGGACATTAAAAAAGACCCTATGTTGGGTCTTGAACCGTATCGGTACAGTGCAGTTCTGGATTGAATCCACACAGAGGTCGTGGTCTGGAGGGTTGGAATCTTGCGGTGAGCGTTGTTTTTTCTTACATCCCTTTTACCTGGAGCATAGTTGTAGTTTTCCTGTCCGAATTGGTACAGATTTCACTCCTTGACAGGATGGAATTGCAGTATTCTGCTGGGTGCAAGGATTTTGTAGAGATTGGCTGGTGCATCATACATCCTTGCGGATGTCCTGTACGCGTCGGTAGCGGTTTTGAGCTGCTACAACCCAGTTTTCTTTTCGGAATAGTACCCAGTGGTCGTCGTTGAGAGTATGAGTCTCAAGATACTGGGAGCCTCGGATGTTCCATCCCCTAGATTGGATGGCTTTAGTGAGTAACCCGTCCCGTCCGATTCCTATATGCGGGAGGGGTTTCGCTTTTAATTTACCAGAGCGAACGAACTGGCTCTACATTTCCACTGGTGTTCGTAGTTGCGAAGCCTGGTGGGTTTAGCTCTCCTTGCACTTGCATTGCGGTGCTCCGCTTTGTAAGTCGAAAGTTTATGCTCGGTTACTTTCTAGGTGTCAACCCTACTCTACGTTGATTCATCGGAAACCAAGAACTTATTGAAGGTTGCTGGTCGTCTGGTGTTACCACCTCGCGTCTTACGGACTCCTTATCAGCGCAGAACAGGATTTTCACCCTGCCCAATCTTCCAAATCGCGGTCTGGAATACTGGGCAGGATGTACAAGCAACAAAAAATCCCCAGGCGAGTGCCTTATGAGGGGATTGATTGACAAACTATGCGGTCACGTGAAATGACTCCTGCATTGTAGCTGGTTCCTTGTGGTCGGTCAATGTGGGATGTGTATATCATATTCACGCGACGAGAGTTTGTGGCTCGTCACTCACGAATATACACCCACCACTTCCTCATCGCAAATCGCTTGGGTGTGTACAACTGCTTTGAACACAGTTCCCCTTACGGTGCAAGAGTGAAGATGGTACTATTTGGTGCATGACAGAGACATTTGATACTACAGCTCGCCTTACGGCTCAAACTGACGACACCATCGAAGTTTTTGGTGGCGAAGACGACCTCATCAACGATGCTGCCGATGAGCAGGATGAGCGAGAGGAGGAAGTCAAAAAGAAAGTCCGCAGCTTTGCGATAGACCCTGTTGGTCGGACTCTTTATGGTGCGAAGTTCGAACGCTTTCAGAAACTCGACGACTACAAACATCTCATCCCCGCTTTCAAAGAGCACTACTACAAATGCCGAATCGAAAATCCGAAGTGTACGCTCTCGAGTATCACACTCTCATTCCTTGCTGCCATCGAGCATGAGGAGGTTGGGTTCTATCCGTACCCAAATGCGTTGCGTAACTGGCGCAAGAAGTGGGACAAAGACATCCTTGAGAAGAAAGGGATGCAGCTCGAGGTGATTACCACCAAGAAGAATACTCAGCAGATTCTCAAGACTCGTCTTGGTGAGAGTAACGGTGTGATGGAGTACGCAACGCCAACGTATGAGAATCTCGAAGAGACCCTGCAAACGTTTGGCGGGGAGCTGCTTAACGATGCGATGCAGCAACTTCGCAGCGATCAAGACAGTGAAGAAATGTTCAGTAGTGATGAGTTGATGCGTCGTAAGGGGTACGTAGTCCAGGTGTTTAGTCACGTGACGAAGATGGTGCATGGGAAGGCTGCGATTCTTTTGAAGGCATCGCAAGAGAAACGAGAGAACGCGAACTTCATTATGGACTTGATGAAAAAATCAACCTCGGGCGAGATGAGCGTCGAGGACATCCAGGCTCTTAAAGCGACCTACGCTCCTAAACCAAACGAACATGTCAGTTAATCTTTCACTCAAAGATCTTGCGGTATCGACCCTCACCAATGAGGAGAAGTATCGCTTCCTTGAATACCTCGAACTCGAAGCCCGAGGGCGAGCAGATGTGAAGGTCTTTTCTGAAGAGATCCTCGGCGTACCGCTCAACCCATACCAGGTGAAGTGGCTCACGCGCACACTCACTCCTCGCCACCTGTGGAAGGAGAAGTTTGGTGATGAAGGCTTCGATGACATCGGCGGATTCTTGTACGGTTCAAACATCTCTGCGATTGGTAACCAGTCGGGGAAGACTGTGTGTATTGCCATCAAGCACATCTACATGAACAAGTACAAGATTGGGGTGAACTTAGATTCCTCACTGATTGACCGTGCCTTCTACGGTACGCTCAACATCAGTCCGCACTCTCGCCAGACTAAGGCAGCGTACAACCACGTGAAGGATATTCTCAGTGGGAACTTTATGATCGATGAGAACGGGAAGAAGCGTCTGAATGAACTTCACCCGCTCATGCACAACTTCCTCGCTGGTGAGAACACCAATCTTGGTGAGCTGCGCTTTGCTAATAAGTCTGTCATGTACTCAGTGCCAACTGGTGCTGACCAAGCGTCATCTCTTGCGGGTGCTCAGTTTGCGTACATCAGTTACGATGAATGTTCTCAGTCGCTGCACTTGCGCGAGGAGCTGGGAGCGAAGATTCTTTCTCGTCTCATCAAGTATGGGGTTGGTATCGACCTCATTGCGACACCAGAAGTAGACAGTCCTTCGCATCAGTACTACATGCGTATCGTGCGTCTTGGTGAGAAAGGTAAGCAGGGTTGGTGGGCACTGACAGGTATGGGTATGGATGACAACATCTTCATTCCGAAAGAGCAGCGCGAGCGTGCCAAAGCGACACTTCTTGCCACTGACAAAAAGAAATACCGTCAGGTGGTGAAGGGAGAGTTCGTCACCAGCGGAAAGCGATTCTTTGATGTGAGTGAAATCGAAAATCTATGGAAGCTGCCAGGCAAGCGTCACTGCAAGGACGGCGGTAAGTACTTGCTGGTAGCTGACTGGGGGATGAGTGATACAGGCGACCACTCAGTCTTTATGGTGCTCGACTATACCAACTTCCATATCGATGGCAAGATCGATTTGGTGAATCATGAATCAATCCAGGGAGGTTCGCCACAGATGCAGTTTTCTTTATTGCGTACCCTGTACGAGCAATACACCTGGTACGAAGAAGACGGTGTCACCGAGCACAAGCCAATCTTTGTGATGGACGCGGAGGCATTGGGAGGAGTCGTGATCAAGAAGCTTTTGGTTAAACTTTCGCCTAAGGCATTTAGCGAAGACAAAGACGAAGCTTTGTTTGAAGTAAAGCGTCTTATGTCTACTAATCGTGACTACTTCGAGTCAGACATTGACGGCGCAATCATCGAAAAGAATCCAAACTACGGCTCTATTCGTAGTTATTATATCGACGAACTTAACGAGCAGCTCGGTATTTACCACATCCAAGATGAGAAATTGGAGACGGACTACGTCATGTGCATGATGATGGGCGTATCGTACATCGCCAAAAAGTTTAAGGTATCAACAGGAAAGAAAGTAGGAATCAACCCATTGGCAGGCTATAATGCACAAGTAAGAAACAATCACGTCAATAGTCGGCCGATTCGAGGTATACATTCACATTAAACAATATGGGACTACTAGCTTATTTTAAGAATCAACAGATTGGTGGCGATCAAGGCGATCGCGCCATGGAGCTTTCGAAGTATGTCAGCGAGATGGATACAACGCTTCGCTACGACTGGACGCAGCGTGTGTATGGTGACGGTACCTACTCAGGTTACAAAACTCTCCGCGACTTTTACAAAGGTAAGCAGTGGAGCTTCCGCAAAGATGGCGGGGGTACTATGCGTACCTACAACTACGTGTATACGATTGTAGAAAACATGACGGCTTTTCTCACGAATGAACCGCCACAGATGTCGTGTCCACCTCGCAATATTTCAGATCCTGTTGAGCGAGCGATTGCTGAAGGGAAGACAAAACTGCTTGACGCTATTCATGAAGACAACTACGTGTCTTTGGTTTTCCAGAAAGCCGTACGTACTGGTTCTATCACTGGTGACGCTTTTATCTTCGGGCCGATTCCAACTTTCAAAACTAATGACGATGGTCAGAAAGAGTTTGAAGCTATTCGCTACTGGAACATCGAGAAGCCAGAGACTATTCGCGTTATTTGGAAAGACGAAAACTTTGCTGAAGTTGGTGGTTTCTTGAAACAGTATCGCATCAGTGTAGCGATTGCGAAGAAGATGTTTGCTGAAGAAATTGCTGCTGCAAAAATTGTCGTGCAGGCAAATCACGATGTCGAAAAAGCGAATGAGACTCAGACTACAGAAGTCCCAATGATGACTGTCCGTGAGTACTGGGATGATAGTGAGTACCTTCTCAAGTTCAACGACAATACGGTTGTGCAATATGTTAAGCACGACTGGGGCTTTGTGCCTTTGCAGTACGTTCCAAATATCCACTTGCCTGGCGAGCCGAAAGGTACCTCAGACATCGAGCATGAACTCGATCCGCAGCAGGAGTACAATGAACGTGCGTCTGACTTTGCTGACATCATCAAAGAAGTTTCACGTCCAACCTACTGGGGTAAGAATCTTGAGAACTTGACAGAGATGCGCTCTGGTCAAATTGTTGTGTATCAGGTAGGTGACGATGGAGACATCCAAGCGATGCCGAAAGCTGGTTCACTCCAGGGTCTTGAGAACTATCTCGAAGACCGAAAGAACGACATGATTTCTCTCTCTGGTCTTAACCAAGTTCTCTACCCAGGTTCGCAAACTCTCCAGGCAACTGGGCGAGCTTTGTCTGTGGTGATGCAGGGAGTCAATAACAAGATTGCTCTTCGTAAGGAATGGTGGATCAAAGCATTTAAGGAGCTGAACAAAAATATTCTGTTCTTGGCCGAGATATATATTCCTGAAGCGAAGACTCTTATTGATGGGTACTACAAGACGGATGTATTTATCTCATCTGTGTTGCTTCGTTCTGTCGCTGATGAAATCAATAAGTTCCAGGCTAAGATTCAGTCACTCACTACTACTCAGCATAATGTGGGTATTCAAAATCCTAGTGAGGAACAGAAGCTGATGAAAGAAGAATTGCAAGACGAGATCCTTGCTACTGAAATTGCAAAACAGCCAGGACTCTTGCATCAGATTCTTGCTGACCGTATGACCCAGATGAACGCAGGTAATCAGGGTGGAGCACCAGCGGGTGCCCCTGCTGCTATTGCTTCTGAGTCGGAGAATAGTCCTGCCGATAATCCACAGTCAGGACGTGGGGTTGCCTCTCCTGTCAGTGCTGAAGGAGCAATTAGACAGCGAGCTGCCCGTTCGGGTGCACCAACTCAAATTAAGAAATAACATATGGCAATCACACTTCAGAAGACAACCTCAATCAATATCGGCGTTATTGTAAATAACGCTATTGCTGGTGTGAAAACGATTCGAGCGCAAGATCAGTCTCGAAAAGAATCTGCGTTTCAAGAGGCCGTTGCCAACGGTCTTGACTACGAAGGGCAAGTAGCGTTTCGTGAACGTCAAATAGCAGAAGAAGCCAAAAGTGGTTTTGTTGATGAGGACTATCGCAACAAGTTACAGGAGTCGCTTGCAAGTACAAAGCGTCTCAAGCGTTTTTATGATTACCGACAGAAGTACCAATCAGCATTGGCTGAATTAAATTCAGGACACTCAAATGCCATCGAGTATGCAGACACTCTTCGCAAGCTTTTGAAGCAGGCCAATGACCCCGATCTTCAAGCTGAGATCCAAACCAATCTAACTCAAGCTGAGTCTATGGTCGTTCAGTATAAAAATACTGTTCTATCAAATCAGGTGAAGCTTGCTGAGAATGATGGTTCGGAAAAAGAAATTAATAAAGTTTTGACAAAGGTCAAGCAGGCTCGTTCGTTTGCAGCTATCAGTGGAAACGACGACGAGGTCGCGGCGTATGATCTTACGATTGCTTCACTCAATTCACAGAAAGTGCAGAACAAAGCTGAGGATGTGGTAAATGAAATTGCAGTGAAAGGAATGATTGGTACGAACAACGCCTCATCAAAACTCAAGACATTGAGTATGCAAATTTCTAACGCTGACACCGATACCCCCGTTACTATCAACGGTAAGCGTTTTGACTCAGAG